CTATAAGTGTGTGCGGAGGAAACATAATGGATACTGAAGAATACGTTTGTTTACCTGAAGGAAGTATCTGCGAATCTTGTATTTACTGTATCACGAGACTTATAGAACCATTGGATGACGAAGCATACGAAATCATGACTCAGGAGGATATTGAGAACAACATATTTGTACACGCTTGCTGCATGCTACTTGACATAGACTTGCATGATCACGTTGTCAAGGGCTGTAATCAATATGAATGTAATATTGAGGACAATCCGTTCCTCAACAACAAGTTTTTAAACGGAAACTAGGAAAGGAGATTTATTGTATTATGGCTTATGATGAAAGTCAATTTATAATGACCAATTTCGATCTACTGGATAACGAAGAGTTTCTTAGAAAAAATAGGTGCAAGTACATATTGTATCTATTAATAAGAAGATCGTCAGTTAGAAAGCCACATAAAGGAGACTTAGGACTATATAAAAATTTCTGGAAAAAAGGATATGTGGCAGCATCAAGACCGGTGTCTAAACTAGCAGAGCTGCTCGGATATAAGAGCAGCTCTTCTGTTAGGAAGTGGATAGACGAGCTGGTGAGAGATAAGGTGTTTGTCTTGGGCGAAGTGTATGTAAATCCAGGTCGGCCGCAGAATGTATTTATATTGGGAATACACAATTCTGCTCCAAAACCGGACTATAAAGAATATTTTTATATAGATAATCCAGGACTGATTGACGAATTTGGTATTGGTGGTATGGTAGATTTTTACAAACTGCTCAAATCTGGCAGTTCAAAGTGCTAATATTTGGCAGTTCAAAGTGCCATATATTGGCACATATAATAAAGAACCCCTTTCAGGGGAATAAAGAACCTGAATAGATACTGCAGACCTACCGGTCTCCAGGTCTTTCTTCGAAAGACAATCTTTAGCAAAGACTTTTTAAAGTCGTGTCGGGAGAAGGAATATGGGATATAGATCTACTGATTTATATATCTTTAAAAACCAATTAAGGGAAACAAGCTCTGTTGGATTCTCGACGAACTTCGTTACGATATGGAAAGGAATAGTGTTATCGTTCGTCTATGATGAAATAACAAAAACAGTGGTTTCGACCAGTTATCCGCACGAGATAAGCCACGAAGAATTCATGCTAATGGCGGATATGGTATATTGGTATTTGAATAAGGAGGCGGAATAATGGCAGATGGAACTAAAGATATTACACCTATTGATGATAGCATCAAAGATCTTTCAATCAAGAGGGTGGATGAATTAATAGACAAGGATAACAAGTTCTTACAGATATTTACGAGGGCAGCTGACCCAAACACAAATTCATTAGTTGAGTTTCATGCTATTGATGAAAAAGCCTTGGCAAAAATCGCAAAAGATATGCCTGAAATCAACCGTGCGTGTAGGGTATTTGGTCGCCAAAACTCACAAGCTACCGGAAAGCTCATGTCATTGAGCATGATAGCACAATCACCTTACAGAAGATTGAAGCAGTGTTTAGCTAAGATTGAACGTAAGCGTGGCGCATTAAAGGAAAATATATTTAAGCTGCGCCGTGAGAAAGTTGAGCTGAACAAGCTTCTGCGTAAGAAAAATAAAATAGCAGAGAAGATTAAATCTGTTCCCGAAGGTCAAGATTATTACGAAGAAGAAATTGGCGATAGAGTAGTAGCAGTGGACTTAGAAGACCTTTTCTCTGACCTGGAATTGGTACAGATTGATATAGAAGAGAAAGTTGCAAATATTTCAGATACTAACATTTACACCGAGGGCGCTTTGAAAGAAATTGGTATGTATCAGGACGCCTATAAAGAAATCATGGAAACATATGACATTCCAGAAAATTGGGATGAAGCCGATTTCGAAAGAACAGAGGTAGAGGAGCATGTAAAAACTGCTTTTCTGCATGCTGTCCGTGATGTTCAGATGACCGGCAGGCTCAACGTAGGTACATGCGAATATCTAGAGCAGTTCGGTGTAAGTCCTGCAATAGCATTTAAACATGTCCAGATCTATTTGCAGGAGGTGGATGGTTCGGTAATGTTGAACGAAAAAGGAGAGTTATCGTCCACATCTAATATCGATCATCTGTATGATTTCCTAGACAAAATGTATCTAAAGTACGGTAAAGAATACAAAAAATCAGCAGCACGTATCGGTTTAAAGGATTACATATCTGAGGATTTCTTGTATAAGGATAAAAATAGAGAGAAGGATAGAGAAAGTGAAGAGCAGTTTTATAAAGATATTATTGATGAGCTAGTGGATGATAAATAAATGAAGATTTGTTGGGATACGTTGAATAATTTGGTACTCACTAAGCGTGGTAAGTTTAGGAAGGGAAATATTATATACGTTGAACGTACTGCGTGTAGCGTATGTGGTGATGCCTATTTAACCAGAAATAGTAATCCTAGTATTTTTTGTGGAAAATCTTGCAGTAAATCCGGAAATCATAATCCTATGTACGGAAAAAAGCCGTCTAAGATGTCCAATATGTTGCGGTCTATTTCACTAAAGGGTATATCAAGACCTAAACATGTGTGTGATAAAATATCTAGGTCTAATACAGGTAAGAAAAGAAATGTAGAGGCAAAAACTAATATGTCGGTTTCTGCACGCAATAGGGTTGTAAATTATTGGACGGGTAGAAAACGTTCTGCCAACACAAAAGATAAAATATCTCGTAGTTTGAGTGGCCGTTTTTCCGGCCCCAACAATCCAATGTATGGTAGACGTGGTCATATGAGCCCGTCCTGGAGAGGTGGTGTGTCATCACATATGTATTGTGTTGTGTGGCGTTATAATTCTTGGAGAGAGATAATTTATAATCGTGATTCTGATAAGTTCTGTTGGAATCCTCAATGTTCTGGTAATGGCACGAAAGAGACATTGCATCACATAAATTACAACAAAAAAGATTGTAGTTTAAATAATATAATAAAAATCTGTAATTCATGTAATTCGACTGCAAATTTCAATAGATCTTGGTGGCAGTCGTTCTACACAGCATTAATGTATAGGAGGGGGCTATAGAGGAATGGAAAAGAAAATAACTTTAAACTTATTTGTTGGAACTCCCGCTTATTCAAGCCTTGTGCATACTGATTATCTACACTCTATTATGTCGTATCATGAAATAAAACTACCTGTTACGATTATGACACTTGGGAACGAGTCACTTATAACAAGAGGTAGAAACACTGTAATATCTTATTTCTACTATGATAAACGATTTACACATCTATTATTTTTAGATGCTGACATCTATCTTCATGCGAATGAACTTATAAAACTTATTGCGCACGAGAAGGATGTTATAGGAGCACCGGTAAGGCTTAAAGGTTATAATAAATTCGATAATTCGCCTATATACAACACCGGAAATTTAATAGAGAATATAGGTGATGGACTTGTCACAATGGACCGTTTGGGCACAGCCGTTCTAATGTTATCTCGAAACGCAGTGGATGCGTTGGTAGAGAAGGCCATTAAGGATGGTGATGTTTACGGTGGAAATACACATACACGTGGTGACGCTAATGACGAGATTACGCAGTATGATATCTTCAAGACCGGTGTATTTGACGGCGAATATCTATCAGAGGACTATTATGTCTGTCGAGTTCTGCGTGAGTTGGGATTTCCTACATATGTAGACACTAATGTTCAGACAAAGCACAACGGCATGTTTTCGTTTTAGAGCATTATAGAATCACCCGACATACTGAGATATTGGGTTTGAATCCGATTTCAGGGGTGATAATATGCCACGAAAAATGTCTCCTAAGGAGAAAGAGCGTGCAAAGAACTGGACAAATAAGTTCAAGAGAGAGCCGGTTGTTTATAATGCTCAGTATGGCAGACCAAGGGACGTCAGAACATTTATTTTTGATAGAAGTTACATACTTACTGATGTAGTTAAGAAAAATAAACTTATTGGTAAGAATGATGATGACACGATTTATAGAATTTTGATGTTTGTAATGAGGAATCTTAAGTATACAGGCGATCAGAAGACTAAAGGACAAGCAGAGTTCTGGCAGAATCCAGAGGATACGGTCACATTAATGAAAGGCGACTGTGAAGACGGCGCAATACTGATAAAGTCTCTATCTTTGATTGCTGGAATTCCAGATTATAAGGTTCGTATAGCAGCAGGGATGGTAAAAGGCGGCGGCCATGCATATGTTCTCTATCTTAGAGACGACGACACACAGTGCATCTTGGATTGGTGTTATTGGCCAAACAATCTACCTATAAATAAAAGAAAAAAGTTTGCTGATGAGCCAAATTATTACGATATATGGTTTTCTTTTAATAGGAATTTTACTTTTGCTCGTCAAAAAAGAAAGTATGGTCCTAAAAAGTAGCTTGACATTATTGAAAAAATGATTATATTGTTATTAGGGAATAAACTAACCTGCTTATTTATAGAAGAAGACCATGATTAAATGGGCGAAAGATTACGAGAAAAAGTTATCTGGTGATGAGATGGTGGCGCTGAAGGTTAGTGCTGCTTCTTTGGCCAGGGCTTATGGGCTCGAGAATAAGTATTATGTTTGGGTAGTGGATTTAAATGGTGAGTTGTATTTTGTAGAGCATAATCCACATGATGATGCGGATCGCTAGATCCGGGACAGGATTAACAAAAATAAAGGAAAGGATTAAGAATTATGTCAGGTATTCCGTACGTTATCGAGAGAGATGAGAAAAATCGGGAAAGGGTTTACGATCTTTATTCACGTCTTTTGAAGGATCGGATTATTTTTGTTGAACGCGGTTTTAATGATGATATGGCAAACGCTGTCGTAGCACAGCTTTTGTTCCTGGAGTCCGCTAGCAAAGAGCGTGATATTTATATGTATATCAATTCTCCAGGCGGTTGGATCACGTCTATGTATGCCATTTATGATACTATGCAATATGTGACCCCAGATATCATTACGGTCGGTTTCGGCCAGGTAGCTAGTGCAGGTAGCTTCATACTGACAGCAGGCACCAAGGGGAAACGTTTTGTACTTCCTAACACTGAGGTCATGATTCACGAGCTTAGTGGTGGATATCAGGGCAAGGCAACAGATATGGAGATCCATCTGAAGCAGTCTCTCAAATTGCGCGACCGCATGGCGCATCATTACGTTGACATGACAGGACAGCCGCTCGACAAGATTAAGAAAGATATGGAGAGGGACTATTACATGTCTGCACAAGAGGCCGTGGACTATGGCCTTGTCGATGCTATTCAGACAAAGAAGAAGTAGGAGGTTTTATGTTTTATGGAGTATAGAAAAGAGGTACGTAATAAGCCTGGGCGCCAGTTAGGTACGTCCAGTCCTAGAGATGTACGTAGACGCCAGCAAGAAAAAGGATCAGATGTGGCGTTGATAGTAGAGCTCCAAAGACAAATCTCCGATCTAAGAGATCAGTTTAAAGTTGGTACTGGCGGAATCACGCCAGAGGATGTGGACGCAGAGATTAGAAAATCTGTGAAAGCAGCAGTCGCAGAAACTAAAGCATATTATGAGCCTCTTCTCGCCGAGTCTAAGCGTAGGGAAGAGGTTTTGCGCGAAAAGCTTAAGAATCTGAAAGATCAAGCTGGATTATCTCTTAGTGAAGAGCGCGAGAGCCATAGACAAGAGGTGGAGAAGAGGACAAGAGATCTTCAAGAGCGTTATAACAGTAAAGTTAGTAGCTTAGAAGACAGATTGAGAATTGCAGAGGATAAACTTGAGGATAAACAGCGGCAGCTCGATGATGTAAAGGCTGAGAAGGACGAGATGATTAAGAAGCTGTTGGAGGAGCACACTAAAAAACTAGAGGCACTTACCGAGAGAGTTTCTATGGAGAAATTGGGCGTGGATGATCCAGATAGACCTTCTATGGAGGACGTATTTGTCGATCCTCTGGAGGATGGTGCAGGATCGGATTTAGAGGCACATATAAAGTACGAAGAGGAAGTATATCTGGAAGATGCTTCTACCAAGAAGAAGAAAAATATGTCCAGCAAAGTTAATAGATTGAGAGATTTGATGGGGTCTTTTGCTGACAAGGAGGATTAAAGGATGAGCAATAAAGGTTTAGATGTTGGTACCAACATGTTAGTTGCTGCTCATATGGACAAGGAAGGAAATATCAAATATAAGATGCAGCGCGACGCCTTCTACAAAATTGTACCAAAATCACAAGTTAATGAGAACAGCATAAAAACATCGTTGGAAAAGAGAGGCGCCAATTTCATCCGCAACAAAGAGGGTGAATTTATTGTCGTCGGAGAAGATGCGTTAGAAATAGCCATCGAAAGAAACGACATTGCAAAAAGACCTTTGCGCAAAGGCGTTTTGTCGCCAAGAGAAAAAGACTCTTTGCCAATGTTAAAACTCATAATTGAGAGTTTAGTTGGTCAAGGAGCCGAAGGCGATAAGGTCGTTTATTCAGTTCCTGCCCGGCCGGTAGATGGTAAATTCGACATCGTATATCACACCGTAATGTTAGAAAATTACCTTAATGGTATGGGCTATCAAGCACAACCAATCAACGAAGCATTTGCTATTGCACTATCAGAACTTCTTGATGATGGTTTGACAGGCATATGCCTAAGTTACGGTGCAGGAATGACAAACACAGCTGTTGTACATCAAGGTGATCCACTCGTGGAATTTAGCTTGACGCGAGCAGGCGATTATATTGACACGGCAGTTGGTAATGCGTTGGATATTTCTCCTAGTTTAGTACAGTTAGAGAAAGAGGCTGGAATAGATCTTATGAATCCTAAGGATAAGATAGGAGAAGCTGTATCTGTATATTATACTACACTAATAAACTATACACTAAAGAACATCGCATTCGAGCTTGAAAAAAGAAAGAAAGACCTTCCTGTGTTTAGGAAGCCAGTACCGATAGTGGTATCTGGTGGCCTTACGCTGGCAGAAGGTTTTGTAGAAAAGGTTGTTAAGTCCTTAGAAATCATACCTTTTCCAGTAGAAATTAAGGAGGTAAGAAGGGCAGAAGATCCGATGAGGGCCGTGGCAACCGGCGCATTATTGGGTTCTCAGCTCTAAAATGAGACATGCCTAAAACTTATGATAAGAAAATAAAAAGCACGGCCACCTCAGGTGATAAAGGTCACAACCCTACAGTCACTGAGTATTTTGATAGTTCGGGCAATATGGTACGTAGAGAGGAGGCCTATGCTGACGGCACAACTTGGTTTCAAACAATCTCAGGTTCTAATTTCGCACAGAACTGGCCTTCGTATACAGACGTAGTTGTATATGATCCTTGGAGTGAAGCGTAATGCCTAAGTTTGGTAAGAGATCACTCGATAATTTAAATACGTGCCATCCAGACCTGCAGAGGCTGTTTAATGAGGTTATAAAGTATTATGATTGCAGTGTGTTATGTGGCCATAGAACCAAGGAGGAACAGGACGCTGCTTATCATGATGGCAGATCTAAGGTTCAGTGGCCAAATGGAAAGCACAACAGTATGCCGTCTAAGGCGGTTGATGTAGCTCCATATCCAGTGGATTGGTCTGATACTAGGCGTTTTTACATGTTTGTTGGTATTGTACGTGGTATAGCAGCCATGATGGGAATAAAAATTCGTGTTGGCGCAGATTGGGATGGCGACATGGAAGTCAAGGATCAGAATTTTCATGATTTGCCTCACGTGGAGCTTATGGATTGATTTAAATTATGTATGGTGTAGTATACAAAATAACAAACACTGTAAACGGCAAAGTGTGTATCGGACAAACGATACAGAATTTTGTGGATTATATATATATTATCACAAATATAATGCATTACATCGCGGTAGTAAACGTCACCTACATTGTGCTATAAGAAAGTACGGTTGGAAAAATTTTGTGTGTGAGATTATTGAGGAGTGCAATTCAAAAGACGACCTAAACGCGAAAGAAATATATTATATAGAGAGATATGACTCCTTTGAGTTAGGCTACAACAGTACTAGAGGAGGTGATTTCAATCCTATGAGCTATAAAGAAAATCGCCGTAAGGCCTCTAAATCACTGAAGGGTGTTGCCAAGTTGAAAGAACACAGAAAAAATATAAGCAAAGCTGCAAAGAGATATGCCAAAACCGAGGAAGGTAAAAAACATTATAAGACGATGATGGCAGATTTGAGGAAGCTCAACACCGGAAGGAAAAAAACCGTTGGGTTTTGGAGATAATGTAGCAGAGCATAATAGAAAAAGGGTTTTATCTGAAGAATCAAGAAGGAAGATGAGCGTTGCCAGGAAACTTTGGTGGGAGCGCCATCGAAAGCAAAACACAGCTTTACAAAATTAGGAGGTATTTTGACATGGGCGAAAGATTTAGCGGAGTAGTGAAGTGGTTCAGCAATGAAAGGGGATATGGCTTCGTTTTAAAAGACGGAGTGAGCGACAACGGAGAGTATTTTGTACACTTTTCTTCAATTATCATGGAAGGGTACAAAACACTAAAAGCTGGACAGAAATGTACATTTGAGCTCAAGGATACGGACAAGGGAACTCAGGCAGTGAACGTCATGCTAGAGGACTAATAATAGCAGGCGGCTGCTCTATATCACCTCAACTGACTTAAAAAATCAAGGTCTTAGTCAGTGACCTTATAATAAGAGGAGGAGATAGAGGATGATGTATAAAGAAAGATTTATAGCTGTAATCAAATATAATGGTAAGGTACTAAGGGAGCGTAACAATATCGTAAAGCTTCCTTTTGGTTCTGAATACTCCATTATGTTGAAGAATTTAGAATCGCGAAAGGCAGTTGTCAACGTAAGTGTTGACGGAGAGGACGTACTGGATGGAAAAAAGATTATCGTGGATGCCAATTCCGAGATGGAATTAAAAGGCTTCATGAAAGGAATTAGTGTAAGAAATAGATTTAAATTCATCCAGAAAACAAAAGAGATCTCTGATTATAGAGGAGATCGCTTAGACGACGGTATTGTAAGGGTGGAGTTTACCTTCGAGAAAAAGAAGGTTACTCAAATCGTCGAAGAAACAAAGGTTTACACCACCGAATGGCCAAAGGTTTGGCGGTACTGGACTTGTCCAGGTTGCGGTACCTGGCCATGTATATGTTCCAAATGGTGGAGCTCCGATCATTATTATCTGAATAATCCAAGTAATGGTTCTGGAGGTTTTAGTTGTAGTTCTGGTGATAGTGGGACTATAAATTGTTTTCACAGCTCATCAGATCTAAACAACATGAGTTTCACAGATAGTGGAGTAGGAGCACCCCTTGATGATGAAGGAATAACAGTAAAAGGCTCTAAGACACGACAGGATTTTTCGTATGGTCATACAAGAGGGCTGGAGGAGGAGTCATCTGTTATTATTCTTAGGTTGAGAGGCATCAATAAAAAAGGAACAGTGGTGAAGAAACCAGTAACAGTAAAGACGAAATTGACATGCCCGACTTGCGGCAGGAAATCAAAATCAACTAAGAGATTTTGTGGAAATTGCGGTACTTGTTTAGAGTAAGTTGGGTGTGACGTGGTGAGCAGCCGCCACAAGGAGATTTAAATGCTTTTAGCAGAAGTATTGATAAGGAAAAGGGATATTGAGAAAAAAGTATCAGGTCTTAAAGAGCATCTACGTCAGTTGGCTTTAGATGGTTCTAAGGAGGACACGTCTGAGGTAGACGAGATGGTTACGAAGATTTATGCTCTTTTGGATGAACACCAACAACAAGTTTTTACAATAGATCGTCTGAATAGCTCTGTTAAAATACAGATAGGGAACTCTACCACTACGCTAGCTTCTGCAGTGCGTTTGAGAGAAACTATAGAGAGAAAGATTAGTGTGTTGGACGGTCTTATAGAAGCTGTTTCTTGTAATACGCGCAGTAAGTTTTCTATATCGGAGTTGTTTGATAATAGAGACAAGCTTCTTACGGAGTATAACATCCTGACGTCCGCCATACGGACTAAGGATTGGACAGTGGAGCTGGATGATGGTTCATAAGGATAAATTGTGGGTAAAATTTGATGAAAACCTTGACATCGAGTGTTTCTGTGCTTATAATAATAGAAGGTGTCCTAAAGAAAAAAGAGAAGGTTGTCTTCTGTATTTAGCGAAGTTTATACAGATAGATGATGTCCAAAGACACGACGAGCGTGTAAAGCTTGCCAAGAAGGCTACAAGTACTTTAGAGGCAAAGTTTAAACGCGAGCAGAAAAAATTCGAGTCGCAGGTTAAACGAAGCATTAAGAAATTCAAGATTTAGGAGGATTTACAATGATTGTCGGCGTCAGTGGTAAGGCTCGGTCGGGAAAGAATGTGTTCGCAGAGATGTTAGCTGAGGAGTTATACAAGCGAACAGGCCAAGCGTATGTTATGATGGCATACGCGGATGAACTAAAGGAAATGGCTCAGAAAGAGTTGGGTCTGACTTGGGATCAGCTCTGGGGTGATGACAAGGAAGTGAAAGACAAGAGGTATATGAAGTGGCTTCCAGAAGACGAAGTTTATGTTCCTTGGACGGCACGTGAAATTATGCAGTCTCTGGGAGATTTTTACCGGGGTTTTGACCCACAATACTGGGTTAAGAGACTTTTTAAGAAAATCAAAGAAAAAGAATACGAGAATGTTATTATCACAGATGTTCGGTTTCCGAATGAGGTAGATCTGGTTGTGGAGAACGGCGGTTACCATATACGTGTTAATCGACCAATAGATAATAAAATCCATGGCAAAGCGCATGCCTCAGAGACAAGTCTGGATGCGCCATATAAAGTGGACTTTAGTATCGTAAACTCCGGCACATTGGATGACCTGAGGAAACTAGCTGGAGACGTGGCTAATGGCATGATACAGCTACAAAAATTTGGGAGGTAAGAACCATGGCATCAAAGAAGAAAGACCTTAAGCTCAACATCAAGGCAGACGAGATTATGCATTTCGGTATGTCCGTATCCAAAGACGGATATAAATCTGCTAGAGTAATCGTCAAAAAAGGCGACAAAGAGTATATGAGTATTGGATATGAATGGGAAGGTGAAGGTGTTCCGGATTTTGTTATGAATCTTATGGGCTTTGTAAAGGCCAATGAGGAAGAAATAGAAACAGCTTCTGAAGCACTGACAGAAGACGACAAAGAGTATGCCAAGAAGAAATGTGGCGGCGGAAAGAAAAAAGGTAAAAAATAGGAGGCTAATTAATGCCAATACCAATCGAGGAGTTCGCAAATCCTGAGTTTACGAGGTATAGAGAGGGTTATACGATTGCCCGTATTACCACACCTACGGCCAAGTATTCTGAAGTAACGTGGATGGAGCAGAATGAGACGAGAAGGTATAGGAATGGGCAATGGCCTCGAGCAGGATACAATCCAAATAGGAATGCTACTCGAGTAGAGAGGGTGAGGATAACGAGTGATACGTTGACATTAGATCCTTATTAGAAAGGAGATTTATCGTATGGTTTCTCGAGAGGAAAGGATTAAAGTATTTGAGAAGGAGCTCGACTTAATTCTAGAGGAGAGCGTTAGAAAGTTTACAGAGGTTTGTTTGGGCGTTGCGCCGGATTATTTTTTCACAGATTGCCCAGCATCCTCTACAGGAAGATACCATCCTATCGATGAATTGAGTTGGGACGGAACAATTTTACATACAAAAAAGGTAGTTACAACTGCTTATGAGTTGTGCAGGGGTCTTGGTTGTGAACACCATCGCGACGAGATTATTAGTGCTTGTATTATACATGACCTTCTAAAGCAGGGACGGGAGAAGAGTGGTCACACTACAAAGGATCACCCAGCACTCGCAGCGGGGCTGGTAGACGAGGTTCAGAGGGACACGCAGATGCTTGATGAGGAGGCATACAACATAATTAAGTGTTGTGTGGGTTTTCATTATGGTTTGTGGTCTCAAAGGCCTTGGCAAAAAAGCCTTGATGAGTATACACCAGAGGAGTTGTGTGTATATATCAGCGATTATGTGGCGTCAAAGAGGTGTGTGAGTGTAGACTATAGAAGATAACGGGGAGGATTAAGATGCAGGTAGATAAGAACTTATTGAAGAATCAAGATCTTGGCATCGGAGAGTTAAGCCCCGGTTCTACAAAGCCAAGATACGAGCCTGAGGGAGGCTGGAATAAACATAGGGAAAGAATACACAGAGAAAGTAAGCAGGCAGACGCCAAGAATTTGCCCTTTACATTTTCAAAACCAAAGAGACACAGGAGACACACGACAGTAAAGTGTAAGAATTGTGGCCATTTAACCTCTGCGCCGATAAACACTGTCGGAATTATTTGCAATGAGTGCAAAAAATACTCTGCTGTGGAGGTGTTAGATTAATGGGTAAAAGAGGCAGACCGCTTGGACACAAGCTCAGCGAAGAAAGTAAGAGAGCAATTGCTGAATCAAAGAGGGGACAACGGCAAAAGCCTGAAACTAAGGATAAGATATCCAGATCTCTAATATTATATTTTAGTCAGTTTAACTCTCTCAGCGAAGAAATAGAGAACAGATATTGTCGAACCGACAATGATGAAGTTTGTAACTGGGCAAACGATGTGAGGGACGAATTAGATAATTCAGAGGATGTGCTTACCAGGAAAACTATGAGGAATAAAAGGGCAATGGAATTAACCAGCGGTCACAATATCGAGTTCCACAGCCACAACATGACGCCGGAATTTATGTTATTGATTAAGGAAGTGGTTGAGACCGGAGGCCCTGGTGCTATAGAACTTTTGGAGGATATACTTTAATGGCAAAGGTTGGCAGACCAAAGAACCCACCGACACATAGAGAGGTTCTTAAGAATATTTTACCTATAGAGGAAATTCTTGAAGAGGATGAGGCAAAGATATATGAGTCACTCGTAGATGTATATCTTGAGGACTTCGATGAGGGTGACCTAACGTCTAGCGATATGGATGACATATTGTCTATGGCAATGAACCGTGTTTTGGAGTTGAGACTTTTCAAAAGCAGCAAAGGTTCGGCAGAAAAGTATTTGGATGTGGCCGCAGCAGTGGAGAAGCTACGAAAGCAAACCGAAAAGATAAAAGAAAACCTTTCTTCGAGACGTAGGGACAGAATTAATCCTAATGAATTTAAAGGATTCTCTATAGTGGACTTGGCAGTTGCCTTTGATGCGGACAAGAAGAAGATCTTGGAGGAGAAAACCAAGCAGCTTCGAGCTGAGGAGGAGGAAGCCCTTCTTAAACGGGAGAATTACCATGGCAACCGCTATGATACAGAGACAGAGGCCGATAAGGAAGAGGAGGACTAATTGATTGGATTTAGAAAAAAGGAACCTGGATGTAGTACAATCTTGTGGTAAAGAGCTTATAGAGTTCTATATAAATCATCCGTGTATAGCGGCCTACGATTTATTAAATGTGGATTTGGCTCCTATACAGCGCATTGTTTTTCAAGATATGTGGTTCAAAAACTATGTTATTACAGTTGCCGGTCGAGGCGTCGGCAAAACTTTTTTATTGGGCCTGTTATCCACACTGAGCTGTATGTTGTATCCAGGCTATCGTGTTGGCCTTATCGCACCCGTTTTTCGTCAGTCTAAGATGATATTTTCAGAAGTTGAGAAACTCTACGCAAAATCATCCCTTCTAAGAGAAGCCTCCGAAAAGAAACCTACTCGAGGATCCGATACATGTTATCTTAAATTTAAGGCAGTCGGCGGTTTTAATGGCTCATATATCGAAGCGCTACCCCTTGGTGATGGTTCTAAAATTCGTGGGTCTCGTTTCTATTTAATTATTGTAGATGAGTTGGCCCAAGTACCGGATAAGGTTCTGGATATGGTCGTACGTCCCATGGCGGCCACTACACTAGAGCCAATGGAAAATGTTCGCAGATTAGAGCGTCAGAAGAGATTGATAGACGCAGGCCTTGCTACAGAGGATGATTTTCAAGACGAAACAGTTAATAAAATGGTGATGGCTTCTTCTGGCTACTATAAATTTAACCACATGTGGCGCCGAATGAAGGACCATTGGTCTCAGATGGACGAGTATGCTGATACATCGCCTTATGTTGTACATCAAATACCATACTGGGATATGCCTCCTGGCTTTTTGGATATTAAGAATATCGAGGAAGCTAAGCGTATAATGTCAGAGGCAGAGTTCCGCATGGAGTATGAGGCTGCCATGATTTCCGATTCAGAAGGGTTTTTCAAGGCCTCTTTGTTGGAAGCATGTACTATGAATAGTGGTTTTAGCCTAGAGTTGAAAGGTAGGACTGGAGAACAATACGTACTTGGTATTGATCCAAACCAGGGCGGAAATGCAAGTTGTGGCATAGTTGTAATTAAGTTGGGCCATATTAATAAGATAGTTAATGTATTAGAATTAAAGAAAAAGACTACACAACAGCTAACGAAAGCAGTACAAGATCTTTGTGATCAGTATAATGTAGCGAGAATATTTATGGATAAAGGAGGCGGCGGCAAAGCCATATGTGATTTGTTGGAAGAGGGTTATGATGGTTATGAGCCTATTATTGATACCACAAACAAGGAGAACGAGCTTAAAGAAGGTCGTCATATCTTGGAGCTGGTGAATTTCAATCCAGCATGGATTTCAGACGCTAATTTCACAACAAAATCTTTGCTGGAAAACAAAACACTAAGGTTCCCTGAACCCCCTTTATCGACTTTGGATATCGAGGGAATCACGTATGAAAGAATTAACACAATGAAGTCGCAGATGTTGAATATTGTAGTCACACAAACACCGAGCGGCTTACTTCACTTCGACACACCAAAGAAAGGTCAAAACAAAGACCTTTATTCCGCTATAATACTAGCAGCCCACGGCGTTCGTCTTTTTGAAAAGATGAATTTCGAGGACACCAACATACAGGTTTATAACACTGGTATGGTTCGCCAACACCAAGAAGGCGCGCGATTTGCGCATTCGGGCGGCCAAGCGACTGTTAAGCCTGGCGGCGGCATAATAAATCCTATGCAGGCAGCGCTGCTAAAGCCACGAAAAAAGAAACGATAACAATAAAGTAACCTGTTTATTGTTAGAAGACCATAATGGTCGAGGAGGTGTTATTATGGCATGGTTTAGTGCTATCCCAATAGTAGGCAAAGTACTGGAGGGCGTAATTGGGTTGGTCGATCAGTCCATTGAAGATAAAGACAAGGCCAACGAACTCAAGGCCCAATTAGAGCATGTATTCAGAAACGCCGATCTCACGAAGTTCACAGAGCAAATCCGCGCACAGAGAGATATCATTGTTGCAGAAGCGCAGAGTGATTCTTGGTTGGCCAGAAATTGGCGCCCAGGTATCATGGCAATATTTGGTGTCATAATAGCCAACAACTATATTTTGAACCCATGGTTGAATGTGATGTTCGATATTAATGTTGTGATGGATATTCCGCCTCAAATGTGGCAGTTGCTTAAGATAGGTCTTGGCGGCTACGTCGTAGGCAGAAGCGCAGAAAAAGGCCTAAAGATCTGGAAAGACAAGAAATAATATAAGGAGTTACGGAAATGAGAAAGGACACAATGCAAAAAGTCACAGCAGAGCTAAAGGAGAAATATCCTGAGATAGGTCTGCATGCGATTGAGGTCGACGATAAGTCGGGCAAGGCAACTTTCTATATGGAGCCCACCAAAAAGACTTTGGCACATCTTCCGCCTGAAAAGGCCGCAACTATTACTCGAGACCCTATTGATCGTCAGGTTCTGGATCTTATCAAAAAAGATCCTTATACCGAAGACTATAAAGAATCTTTTTCTCGTGCCATTAAATATTATTATACCGAGCCGGAGGTTGGTTCAGTGGTTAATTTACTGACCAACTTAGCACAGAAAGGTTTCGAGAATGACATTGACGATGACAATATTAGGAGCTTCTATGATCTGTGGGCATTCGATGTAAAGCTCACTGAGATTCTGGAGTGGATATTCTTGGACTTTTTTAAGGTTGGACACGTTACTACATATAAGGCTATAGCCAAGTATGAGCCCAGAGTATCATATCTTTCTCCGGTTCCAGGTCAGAAGATAAAATCACCTAAGAAGTCTACAGGTCAGGAATCTGGCGCCAAAAAGAATATTTGGTCTAAGGGTCATATGCCTATAGCATATACCGTTCTTAATCCACTTTTAGTCACAGTGGATGGTAGCCTTTTATTTGATCAACAAAAAATAACTTTGGAGCCACCTCCAGAGTTGCGTGCTCTTTTAAATAAACCCCAGGGCGAACTCAGCCTCTCTGAGAAGGAACTTATAAAGATATTGCCATCTGACTTAAAGAAAACAGCACAGGAAGGAGGAAACATCATATTAGACCCGCGCCTGGTTGGTCAGATTACATATAGAAAACAACCTTACGAGAGATATGCTAAGCCTAGATCCACTAGGATTTTTGAATCTATCGAATATAAGAAGTCCCTTAGAGAAGCAGACTTGAGCACCCTGGATGGTATTTCTAATTATATTCTAAAGATTACAATTGGTTCTGATGAGTTCCCTGTTACGACACAAACTGAGTTGGAGGCCGTAGCCGAACTTTTCAACACGCCTTCAAAGAGTTTCGATGTTGTTTGGAACCATACTTTGGACATACAGAAAATTGTTTCTCCAGAGATTGGAGATATTTTAGGCCAAGATAAATATAAACAGGTTAATGAGGATATCTCTGGTGGCCTAGCAGTATCAAGGGCACTGATCGACGGCGTATCAAATGTGACAGCACCAGAAGCTGCTTTGATGGTTAAAGGCCTTATGGAGGAAATTCGTTACGCAAGAAATCAGGTAACGCGTTGGATATACGATGAATATCGCCAGATTGCCGAAGTTATGGGTTTTGATAGATTTCCTAAAGTCAGATGGGACGACGCAGTCTTGAGAGATCCGATTCTTTATATGTCCACGGTATCTAGTTTGGTGGATAGAAGGATGCTCAGTTACAGAACAGCGCTCGAGGAGCTCGGATTTGACTATCCCAATGAACTTAGGAACATGGAAGAAGAGTTTCCACTGGTCGAGGACGGAACTTTTGGTATTATTGGTTCGCCGTGGCAGCAGTCTAAAACACAACCCACACAGGCCGCTCCTACCGGTACGCCCTCTAAGGGCAGACCGACAGGAAAACCGGCCAGCAAGAAAACACCAGCCAAACCACAGAAACAGATTAAGACAAAAACGAAGGTGCCCCAGAAGAAACAAGAGAGCAGTTTTGATAAAGTAGTTAAGGAAATGTCGGATGAGGAGTATTTAAGCATGCTTCGAAGAATGGTCGACGTGCGAAGGGAAGTACCTGAAACAGAAGAAGAATAAACTAACCTGTTTATTAATGAGGGACTATTGCTTTTTTATGACAACGATTCAAGGAGGTTTTGCGAGTGGAAAATAAAATATATTTGGAAGCTGATATTGAGCTTCATAAGGAGACAGCAGCGCTACGTGAGCGCGCTTCAAAGATAATAAGCTTGCCTGATGAAAAGTCTAAACAGCCGGATTTGCAATATTTTTCGGCTATTTTTGTTTCTTCAGGTGAAAACCTCAATCACGCCTACTTCCAACCCTCCGAGCTAGTCAAAGCAGAAGGAACAATTATAAATAAAGCATTGGATGTAGAACACAAAGAAGAAGAAATTATTGGTCATATCTATGAAAGAGCATTTATGGATAAAGATGGAAATCCACTACAGCTTGAGGAACTGGCCAGCAGGAATGATATTGACAACCAAGAAATCCATGTGGCCATAGCAGGAATTTTATATAAAGCAAGATTTCCCAATATTGCAGAAGAGGTTGCCTCCGGCCAATGGAAAGTCAGTATGGAGGCTTATTATACAGATTATGACGTTAAAGTAGGCGATCTTATTGTTAGTAGAAAGGAAGCCGAAGCCTTGGGCCTAACATCGCAGGCCGATAATGCAATCGGTAGGTTAGCCAAGGTTATAAAGAATGGTAAGGAAATAGCCGCAGGTACACTGGCCAGGGTACTTCGCGGTATTGTTTTTTCTGGTTGCGGCATTGTAAAGAACCCTGCCAATCCACCATCTGTTATTCTGGAAACCGCCAAGTCCAAGAAGTTGGAAACGGATGATGGCGTATTGGTGTTCACTGTTGACGACGACAATAAAGTGACCTCTATAGAAGTTGAGGAGGTAGATAATAAGTTGAAAAATAAAGATAAATCAGAAATAACAAGAGATGACACCACTGGTATTTGTGTCAGCTACAAGAGATGGATCTATGGCGATACATTCAAAGGTCCAAACTCAGAAATTATTCACGAAAATTGGTGTACGTTGTATGATGAGGGCTGCACCTCATTTTCCAGAGATACAACCGATCCAAAGTGTTTAAAAAACCAACGTGATAGGGTTGCCTACGTTTCTAAAGTAGCCAAAGCGCACGCCGAAAAACTTCTAAAAAAAATCGAACAAAATGACAAGAGAGAAGTTCTGGTGGATAAGCTAGTTGCTGCTTTGGATAAGGCAGCAAAATATCAAAGAAGGAGGTAAAAGGTTATGCCACAAGCACTTTCTGGAACGAGAAGGAGTGTGCCTAAGATTTGTAGAATCAATGGTGATGACAATATGACCATGGTATTTAAGAATCTTGGCAATAACCATGCCGTTCCCTTCGTATGGGGCGACCAAGCTACCTTGGTTTCTGGTACCAGCTCATTGGTTGTAGCGAGTGGTATCAAGTTCCACGGTAAGACACTTGCCTCCCACGGAAATGTAACGGCAAGCCCTATGTCAGACGTAGGATCGAGATGGTGGATTGAGAAAGATACTACAGACAACAGAATTCTTCTGAAGTCTGAATCTGCAGTCGCAGACGATGTTGACTTTGATCTTCACTTCATGCTCGGTGATGCACCTGACATGGAAGCCCTCTATTGTAGAGGTAACAGGGGCGCTATGCCCAGCTATCCGTAAAAACTAGTACGCTAGTTTTGGTATAGGGAAAAGGAATTTATGTTTTAAGAGCAAACGCATTAGGTTGGTATTTGTATGTATGTTACACTAAATTTATTTCGAGGAGGTATTACTTCTATGGATGAAAAGCTGAAGAAGGATATCGAGGCTCATGTGGCTGCTATCTTTTCTGAAAAAGAAGAAGCTGAAATGAGAAAACAGACCGAAGAAGCCCTTCATAAAGCTGCTGCGACCATCGAAGACCTTACGAACGCTCTCGAGGAGAAAAGCGCAGAAGCTGAAGAGCTTGAGTCTAAACTCTCTGAAAGTGATACCAAGGTTTCTGACCTCGAATCCGAGCTTGAGGCGGCGAGGAAAGAGGTTGAATCTGCGAAGGAACAGTTGACTGAAAAGGAAACTGAACTGGAGGAGATTAAGAAAGATAGAGCTGCTGATGTCAGAATGGCTGACCTGGAAGAAGCTGGTGTTGTACATCGTAATGATGAGGCCAAGGAAGCCCAGGTTGCTAAAGTTAGAGAGATGTCCGATGAAGATTTTGCAGCATATAAAGATGAGCTGATATCTATCAGGCAGGCCGTTCTTGACGAACTGGCAGCCGCAGCTGACAAAGAAGAGACCGTAGAAGAAGAGAAGGAAGAAGCCGAAGAGAAAGAAGAGGCAGAGGAAAAAGAAGAAGCTGAAGCTGAAACGGAAGAAGAAAAAGAAGAAGCTGGCGAAGAAGCTGAGGAAGAAAAAGAAGAAGCTGGCGAAGAAGAAGCTGAAGAGAAGGAAGAGGCTTCCGAAGAGGAAGAATCTGAAGAAACTCCTCCTGCCCAAATTGATCACGGCAAAGCGGTCTTTGCAATGCTGAATATGGAACATCGTCCTAGCAACGATATGATTGAGAAGTATGCCGAACTAGGCAAAGCAATGGCAGAGGAAATGACTAAATCTCGCTAATATGAATTAAGGAGGAAAAAGGATATGTTTATTCCAAGACATCCTGTTGTAGAAAACCAATTTTGCAGCTACGCTGAAAATACCTCTTTTGGTTCTGCCGGCGTAGGTGGCGTCATTGCTTATGCAGGTTCCGTTGTATTCCTGGATCCTAGTGCTAGTAATGAAGAACCAATGGTGAAGAAAGTATACTACAACTACGGTGAGGCACCATTCGGTTTGATTGAGCAAAAGGTTAAAACTGGTTATCACCAGGTACATCCTACTGGATTCTATATGCCTGGAGATTTGGGTTCCAGCGACGTTATTGCGCAGGCTTATTATGATGCAAACGGTGACATTGCTGGTCACAAATCAGCACCAGTTGGCGTTGCTCACTTAGGCATTTGGGATACGGTACACTACACCTGTAAGCAAGACGGTTCCGCCGGCACGGTCGATTCTGGTTTCCACATGAAACCTGGAATGAGCCTTTTCCCTGAAAACGAAAACGCTAAACTCACAAACTCAACTACAGATGCGACAGCGTTGGGTGATAATCAGGGTGAAAGATGTGACACGACTGTCGTGGCCAGAGTGTGTAAAGGTGCTAGCGCAGAAAAATGTGAAGCTAACATTGGTAACACAACTCTTTACCCAATTAGGGTAAAACTGCTTATTTAATAAGCTTTTTAAAAAAAGATTAACGGATAAAGACACTGAACTCATTGTGTCTCCACAACTACATGTTAAGGAGGAAGAGTAGACATGGATAAGCGCGAAATGCAAGAACTATTTAAGGCAACCGCTGAGATTAATACGCCTGAGGGTCTTGCTGCCTACAGAGCTTTCGCAGCTGCTCTTACTACTCCGATTCTTCAGAAGATTGAGCTGGAATCAATCATGAGAAAACTGTTCGCAGTTGAAAGATTGGCTCCGGGTGCACAGGCTGTTTATCCTGTAGCAGAGGATTTTGAGATCCCTGTATGGGTTCTCCCAGGATTGGGCTATATGGCACAGAACTTCATCGAAGGTATTGGAGAAGAAGTTTATGTCCCAACATTTGCTATCAACGCAAGTGCGGACTGGAAAGTAACGTATGCAAGAGACTCTCGCGTGGACATCGCCCAGAGAGCTGCCGCTCGAGTAGCTAAAGACTTGGCCAATTACGAAGAAGAGTGTGGATGGAGAGTTATTATGCCAGCCGCCACCTCCTCTTTCTCTGGTAAAGGTCTTTTAGGTCCTCGGCCAGCTCCTATCTACGAAATATCTCCGGGTGCAACAGGCGCCGGTTATCTATCAAAAGAATTGATCAACAAAATGATTGTTGGTTTTAAAAGAATTGGTAGAACATTGACTGACCTGTACATTTCACCTGAAGATGCTGCGGATATCAGAGAATGGACTGATACCGACATCGATCCAGTGACCAGACGTGAGATTTTCCAGGCAGCAGGAATGGGTTCCCTTTGGAACGTGGCTCTGCACGAGGTACAACATCTCGGAGCAACTGGCCTGTACAATATTAACGGATATGGTTCTGGATTTGGTAAGTTTGTAGCCGATAGTGGTAACGCTTACAACAGCTACACGCTGGACAATCCGAACATTACAAGTGCTGATGGTACAGTAAGTACATTGGGCGAAACACAGGTTTTAGCTTTTGACCTTAGTGTTAATGATTCTCTTGTAATGCCGATCCGTAAAGAATATGAAGCACATGAAGATCCAACTCTGCTCCGTGTCCAAAAGGCAGGTTTCTTTGGATGGGCCGAGCTTGGTTTTGCATGTCTCGATTCTAGAATGCTCGGAATGGGTGTTATCGACAGGTCCCTATAATAAATGTTCTATGAATATTATGCTTTATAGTACCCTGCGCTTTTGCGCGTGGGGTACTATAATAGTATTTGGGATATGGAGAATTAACACTACTTTAGGCAGGTAAATCCTGGGTAACCGTGGCGACCCGTCCGGTTACCATTAGCTGACGAGCCGGCCCCAGGGTCTGTCTATAAACTAACCTTCTTATATATAGAGGAGGGTTAACTACCTTAAATGGAAAAGGAAAAGACCATTTTATCATAGTCCATCAGACAAGGAAAAGGAGGAATACTAATGAATGGATATGTTAGAAATAAAGGTATTACATGGACACACGCCATGAAGAGGGCCATTAGGCCCGGACAAAAAATTCCTCTAGACGAGCTGTATCAAGAATACGGCGTTAAGCATGACTTGGCAGAAGGGGAGGAATTCATAAACTGGCTTAGAACTGTTAAACTTAGGAATACCGATCTCTGGGAAATCGTATTTCACGGAACGGAAGAAATAAAAGAAGAGGAACCGGAAGAAGTTCCACAGGAAGAAGCACCACAAGGTACCGAAATGGAGACAGACGAAGTAGAGGCCCCCATTAAAGAAATGACGGTAAGGGACGTAGTCCGGCTGTCGGTAAGGAGGGGAAGAGAGGTCTTACCAAAGGTAATGGATTTGAATTTATTGAAGTATGCACTTCAAGAAGCAAATCAGCTTACAGGTAAGGACACTCTTTGTAGAATGCTAAGAAAGCGTATTATGGAATTGGAGATTTCTAGGTAGTCTAAAAACCTTTAGCAAAATAACAAGGGGGTAAATCAATCATGGCTAGAAGTTTACTAAGACAATTAGAACAAATTAGACGTTCTGCTACCTACGACGACGCTGTATCAAATATCAATACTTCAGCAGTCGCCGAACCAACAGTATCCGGATCTCTTGAAGACGATATGAACGTTGTTCGTTCATTGATGAAGCAAGTCAAGGGTACAACAAATTGGTATGATGATTTAGGTACATATTGGGATCCTACCGCTACCGATTCTGGTAATGGTACAACCAAGCAGATGGACCTAAATAACATCATGGGTAAAACTACTGATTCACAGACAGTATTGATCGCTGTAAGAGAGGACAACTCTGGATCTTTCCACGCTGTCGCTTCTGGTACATCCGACATCGCTAACGTGGCTATTACGACTCGGTATGCTACTAACACAGACAGAACTGGTCTTCCAATTTACAACGATGGAACGGTAGGCTCCACAGACATGCGTGTTTGTCGTGTTGACGTTATTGACGCCAATACAGACGCAGAGTTTGAAGACGGCTCAGGAAATACTGTATTCGCATTGTTAACTGCAGGTGGAACAGGATCTGGAACAGACGTAAACTTTGACTTTTACGTAAATGATTCTTCACCAACACCTTATACGTTTGACGGAAGCGAAGGTGTGTCTAGTGTATACTTTATCTACCCACAGAGAAAGGTCATGGCAGACGTCGCAGAATATGAATGGATGCGTACAGACTTTGTCTCTTCTTGGGAAGGTGACGTAGAGCTCGTAGAAGACATCTCAAACTTGTGGTCATTCACAGGTGCAGGCGATAATTTAACCTCACCTACTTGGACAAATACCACTGGAAATTACCCACTAAGTGGCAACCCAAGTGATCTTGAGGCCGCTATTAACGCACTGAACGATGCTATTGACGACATGACATTTACAGAGGACAACTACATCGCTGACGGCGACACAGTAGCTGACGCTCTGGATAAATTAGACCAGGCATTGAAAGATGTCGAAGAAAGCGTAACAGCTGGCGTAGCAGATAAGTACGTAGAATCTATTTCCTCAGGTTTCAGTGCTGGCACACTACACTCACTTCCATACAGCATTACCTACACACCAGATGCAACAGCTGGTACCGAAGGTTCTAACATGGATGTGTTCGTAGATGGTCAGTTATTGGCGGCAAGCACAGGCTCAGCCGGTGCCAATGCCGATAGAGACTATGCGGAGACTACGGCTTCCGGTATTACATTCCACTTTGACATACAAGTGGGCAGAAACATCACCTATATGGTAAGACAGTAAAATATAGGTATATTTCTAATTGTCAGGCCATAAGGGGTCAGCTTGCTGGCCCCCTGATATAAAAAGCCGGCAATCCACTTGTACATTAATATTTCCACCAAAACAACATAGGGGGTAAATAAATATGGGTGTCAATTATACTAACATAACGTATGATACCGGTTATCCGACAGCCCCAGCCGTTCAAGTAAACGACTCTGATATAGATATCGTTGTTGATGGTCTCGACGTTAATGTTTCTTTACTCGGACCTGATGCTTGGACGCCTACGCATTATAAGTTGTGGAATATTAATGGAGTCACTACTTCGGGAGCTGCATCGTGGGAAACCTATGCAACTAGAGTATCTGGAACACTGATTAATCAATCCGGAAAACAGTACATTTATGCACAGTTTAAGGATGCTTCCAATGAAACAGGTGCAGTTACATCAAGTGGTGTAACATTCTCATGGTCAGAACCTACCGTACATTCTAGCGCTAGCTGGGGAACCGACTGGGCTAGTGAAAACTACGGAAGTGCCAGTAGTGCTACGTTAAGCAACGCAACTTATAACACAGACATTGTATTAAGTAAGAGTAATATACCTGGTCTAGAGTTTGGCGGTAAAGACTTTTCCGATGTTCAATTCGGATCTAATTTTATAAGAGGCTCATCTTCTGGTTATTTGGCCGGCCTATTAGCAGGCGGCGGCTCTTTGAGCGTAACAAAGGTGATGCCAACCGATAGTGGTCCTTTGGTTTGGTGTGATAAGGATGAAGATGGTACTAAGGTAACAATCACGAAGTATGGTGGTGGAGAAAAGACTGGTCTTGCTGGTGACTACCAGGGCCGTTTGGCTAATTTTAGTTGGACTCCTGGAACCAAGACATTAACCTTCGACATCACCGAGTTCTCTCAGTACGGTTTCACAGTCGTAGATTCTGTTGAGTTTACTACGGACTCCACATCTGGTGGATACAACGGTAACTCAATTACGCTGAAAGTTCTTGTAAAAGATGAAGTAGGCGAAGAAGTCGAGAATGCTCCAGTGACTATCACCAAGATCAGTGGAGACACTATTGGAAACTTCTCATCTAATCCAGTGAACACTGATGCCAACGGCATCGCGACGTTCACACTGAACTTGACTGCAGTAGGAACATGTGAATTCCAAGCTTCTTGCGACGGTGTAACTGACAGCAAGACACATTGGTCTATAGATTATAACACCGATAATAGTAGAAGCCTGTTGCGTCAGTACGAACAGATCCGCTGGTCTGAGACATACGACGACGCCATATCTAATCCTAATTCTGCATCTGTTGCAGAACCTACAGTGACGTCTGGTTCAGAGATGAGACTTGAACACGACATGAATGTGTTCCGCACATTGGTGAAGCAGTTCAAGGGTACTACAAATTGGTACGACGATCTGGGAACGTATTGGGATCCAACAGCTACGGATTCTGGAAACGGTACAACCAAGCAGATGAGTTTGAACAACATCATGGGTAAAACCACAGACTCTCAGACAGTTCTGTTGGCCGTGAGTGATGATAACTCTGGTTCTGGTTTTACGACCGCTTCTGGTTCAGCTGGTATATTGGCTTCCATTACAACTAGATATGCAACACACGACAACCGTGTTGGTTTACCAATATACTCCAGCACAGGTGGAGACTATCCAGATGAGGGTGGAAGTGACGACGTATGTGTCGTAGATCTTATCGATAGAGACACCGGCGGAGAATTTGTAGATGGTTCTGGAAACATCATCTTCGGCAGACTGCATGATGCAGCCGACCACGGCGGAACAGGCTCATTGACTGATGTCTATGTCAAATTCTACACCAACGCCGGCGCGTATACCTTTGAAGCAACAGATCCTACAGACATAGCTATTGTTTATCCTCACCGAAAGGTAATGGATAATGTCTATGAATGGGAATGGTCTAGAACTGACTTTGTAAGTTCATTCGAAGGCGACGATGAGTTGATAGAAGACATCTCAAACTTGTGGTCATTCACAGGTGCAGGTAATGATGTAACTTCCCCAACCTGGACAAACACGTCCAACAACTATCCGTTGAGCGGAAACCCATCAGATCTTGAAGCTGCCATCGACGATCTCAATGATGTTATAGACGATCAAACATTTACAGAAGACAACTACATAACTGATGGCGACTCCGTAGCAACATCTTTGGACAACTTGGATATGGCACTACAGGATGTTGCTGATAGTGTTGCAGCAGGCTTGGAAGATATATATGTAGAAGAGTTATCGGCTGATGTAACTGCCGGAACACTTCATTCATTACCAACTGGAATCACATACACACCTGATTCCACATCTGGAGAAGAAGGAAGCAACATGGACGTCTTCTTAGATGGTCAGTTATTAGCCGCTAGCACAGGCGCCAATGGCGTCAATGAAGATAGAGATTATGCCGAAACCACTGCGTCCGGAATCACATTCCACATGAATGTATACCAATACTCAAACGTCACCTACAGGGTGAGACAATAGGAGGTAATATAATATGTCATATACACCACCTGACGGAGACGCTGTAAATTTTAGTTTTGAAGGCGGATACTCCGCTCCTAACGGCGATGAAGTACATTTCCTTTTTGGAATTGTAGCCGTTATAACCGTTAACTCCATATCTAGATCTACCATCGGTAATACAGCAGGTTTTGATAAGTCAGTTATAAATTGGCAAAGCTCTGCTGCTGGAGAATATTCTTTGGAGATGGGCGGAACTGGTGTTGGCACCGGTGATGTTGTGGCTTCTGGAATTATTGGAGCCAACGCGGCCATCAATACAGAGATTACTGATGATGACATTACTGGAGCAGACGGATATTCAGGAGAGCAAGAGTACCGTTTTAACATTTATGTGCAGAGTTCGGACGGAATTTGGACACCATACGGCTATAGCGGCTAAGTTTAAATTTGATATACAGCGAGGAGCTCTTTTGGGCTCCTCGCATTACCATCAACAGGACAAGGAGGATTTAAAGATGTTAGAGGACAGAGCAGTCAGGAATAAAATAAGACATGTTGTTATAAAAGCAGAGAAAGACGAGATTATTACCAAAGAGGAAGTTGCTTTTATCATAGCTCTTATTGAAAAGGGCAGGAAAGAGATAGAGCACAAAGCGTCCAGACTTAACATGCTGAAGGGTGAAATTGCTCAGTTAAAAGAAAATAATGTTCTTGTCGCAGAGACTAGAAAGGACGGCTCTCTTGTTGGTAGCGATAGAATAGCGGCTTTATTCTCCAACAAATTTACAGATGAACTTGATAAAAAGAAAGTTCATATGGACATGTTGCGTGGGGAACTTGCACAATTAAGGTCAAACGAGGCAGCGATTGTGGGTTTGGTAGAGAACCTTATTAAAGCAAAAGAAAGGGATATAGCTAGACAAGAGACTGCAGCTAAACTACGTGAAGCTAGAGCAGCACAAGCAGAGAAAACAAAGAAAATAAAGAAAGCTCTTACAAAAGAACAAGCAGATAAAGCAGAAGAAACAAAGAAGGATGTTACAGATAAATCTGGCATCCATGAACCAAAAGACAACTAATCATAAACTTTACACAACATAGTGTCAACATACTAACGACACACTTGATTATTTTGTCTTCTAAAATTTGAATAAGGATAGAGACGCTATGGTAGATAACATCCATGAGTGGGAAAATATCTATACGTATACCCATTTTTTATGGACCGGTATAAAACCGGATAACAGAACTCAATCCTTGCGTGAATACAATAGCCCACCATCAGAGTATCCTGTTGGTGGGTTTATTTTTTAGGAGAATAAGGGACTTACCGGTCTATGATTATATTACGCAAGCCAAAAACAACTGCAGGGGTTATCATACTTGGCGAGACACCGTCTGGTATTATCAACGGTTCTAACCAGACGTATACAACTGCGTATAATTATAGGCCAGGCAGAATTCAGGTATATTACAACGGTCAAGCACTTCATAGCCCAGACGATTTCGCCGAGACAGGATATAATGAGTTTACTCTGACTCATATGCTTACAGATAATACTGATGAGCTCCGGGTTACATACGAAGTTGATGGTTGTGTGGGTCCTGCACCATCCAACTGTCTCACTGAAGAAGATCACGAAGACATACCACATTATTTTTTAGATTTAGAAGACACGCCTCCCACTTACAGTGGGTCAGAAAGCCAAGTAGTTACGGTAAATTCTACAGGCACAGGGCTGGTTTTTACAGTAGCCAGCGGAATTTTAAACGAGCAGTATGGTATAGAGCCTATACCAAATGGAGCAGACTCAGTGAATGTGATCTTTCCCAGAACGTTCAATGACTCAGATTATACGTTGTCCACAGACATTGAGAACTTAGTCGATTCTAAGCCATCGGTTTTTGCTTCTATAATATCTGCCAAGTCGAATTCTGGATTTACAGTAGTATTCTCCGGAGATATCGATACATCGAATTATAAATTAAATTGGCTTGCCAAGAAGAATTAAAATAAAACAAGGAGGACATCTAGATGGCTAAATTTCAGGATAAACACCTAAAACTGAGATACAATCAAAGAGCCTATTTTGGTGACAATGATGATTGTAGTATCTGGCACGACGGTGCCGGGATGCGTATATCTTGTACCATTAGCGGTGTTGATCCTCAGGAAGATTACCACCTTACTACTAAGCAATATGTAGATGGTCAGACATTTCTTGATTTACCTGATACACCCGCTACGTATTCTGGTTCCGCCGATTATCTTGTTACTGTTAAGCAGGGAGAAGATGGTGTGGAATTCACACCGTTGGGCAACATTCCTGGTGTTGTAACAATAACAGGAACACAGACAATCACTGGTGATAAGACTTTTGACAACACGCTAACCACTTTTTTAGGTGATGTGTTCTTTGATGGAATCACTATTACCATGAGTGGTACTACGTTAAATACAGAATCAAATCCAGTATTTAACTTTGATTCTACGTCAGAAATAAATTTTGGTGGAGATGTAAACTACCTGGACGGATCGACAACCGTTCATGAGAGTGGTTCTACCGAGATTTATGAAGGTGGCTCTGTTGTAACATTTAGCGGAACTACAACCTTCAATTCAAGTACAACATTTAATGGCCCAACCTCTGGAATCTGTCATTCTGACTTAGATTGTTTGGACAACGACGATCATACAATCTATGTGCCAGTTGATGGAAGTAGGGGTTTTACGGCTACTGTAAGTGGTATAACTCCAACGCAGGACAATGATCTTGCTACTAAGTGGTATGTTGACCAGGTAACTGGAATGCACAAAGAGACTGGAAGAGAAGCCTTGGCTTTAAATGATTCATCCAAAGCTGTAACTTTTAGCACTGCTTTTGGCGATACCAACTACAGTGTCAGCACCATGTTGAATAACACTACGGACGCAAGTCCATCGATTTATCCTATGATTATTACCAACAGGACATCGACAGGATTCACTGTGTTGTTTTCAGGTGACATTGACTCAAATAATTATGAATTGGAGTGGATTGCAGTAGACGATGATTAAAATTTTGTAATATAAGGAACTTTACGTATGGCTAGAATTAAAGGGAAAGACATATATCTGAAGCATGACGATCAGATCTATTTTGGCGACAATCAGGAGGCAGCCCTGTGGTTCGATGATAATGAGTTGCGTCTAAACCATACGATTAGCGGGACTGCAGCGACACAGGGCTACCACCTGGTTAGGTTAGATCAAGTCCCAGACGACTTTCTAGATCTGCAGGACACACCTTCTAGCTACAGTGGTTATGGAAACTATTATGTCTCTGTGAAGTCTACTGAAGATGGTCTAGAGTTTACTACCGTATCTGGTGGAGAAAAAGGAGAAACTGGACAAGGTATATTTGCGTTTGCACGTGTTGATGGTGACGGAACAGTCAAAGACAGCTTAAACATGAACGTTTCCAGGACTGCTACAGGAACATATAGTTGTACTTTTGTAATTACGCCTCAGGACGCGTATTATGGTGTACATTCTCAACCTTATCAGACGGTAACAGATACCAACGCTATGGTGTCTAATGTAACCACTGCAGGTTTTACCTTGACAATAGGACAAGGTGATAATGGCTCTACTCCCGATGTATTATCAGACACCAATTTTTCCGTATTGGTATATCATTCCGAGGGTTATCCAGAAACTACGGCTTCCGGCTTATTATTTACACAGCTTATAGATACACCTGGTACATACCAAGGATCGGAAGGCTATGTTGTAACAGTAAACGATGCTGGTACTGGGTTGGAGTTCGTTGAAGCAAATACATTGGCAAGTGGTATAGAATATAGAGATTTTCCTGCGAATTCTTTGATTAGAGCACCAGCCGGATCAAGGCCCGGGAGAAGGTTTTTAGGCCCTGTGGCCGGATTAGCTTTCGATGATAGTTCTGACGAATCTGTTTATGGTTCGTTTAGAGTTCCGGAAAATATAAGAAGCGGTGAAGACGCAATACTAAGAATATATGCCTTAAATAATAATGCACAAACAGCAATAAGAACATGTAAGTGGTGTCTAGACTACCACTCATATGCTGATGGAGATAACTACACAAATAAAACTACAACAACTGTGTGTGCATCTGAGACTTTTCAAAATAACGCGCCAGCAGGAGATCACGTACAAACAGATATAACGCTCAGTTTTAATGACGCCAACAATCCTCTTACCAATGAGATGGTGTCATTTAGATTATATAGAGATGCAAACGACGTGGCGGATACATTAATAGGTGATGCTGTAATGACGCTAGCATCATTTAAATTCTTAACGGAGGGATAATAGATGGGTCTATTTGATCCTATACAAGAAGATTTTATTTCTTTAGAAGATACGCCAACTACTTATAGTGGAGGTAATGCCAGGTATGTAAGGGTAGACGAGTCTGGCCAACGCGTATATTTTAATACCGTGATAGGTGGTACTATAGTTAGTGGTACAACTCCACCAGACTCAGAAGAAGCGTCTTTATGGTATAATAATGAAGATCTAATTATATACCACTGGGATCAAGATAGAAATTTGTGGTTGAGTAATGATTTACACAATTACCTATTCACGTACCAAGGTAATTGTGACGGCCTATATTTGTCTATTGGAGATTTGAGGCACGCGTATGCACACTATCCAATACCAAGACCGTCAGCTATCACAGGGATAATTGCTGTTGCAGAGAGAAGAAATAATTCTTCAAAAGGATTTGAAATTAGAGACGGTGGTTCCACACTATCGTCATTTAACTTAAGTAACTGGCTATATTCAAATATGAATGCAAATATTGCTTTAGATGAAGATACAAAGCTGCAAATATTTTGTAGCGCTGCGGGTGGCAGGTGTAGAAATCCAGCAGTCACATTGGAAGTGCGTTGGAGGTACGAACCATAATGGGTTTTATTATTGCAAAAAATATAACATCTAGTGGTATAAATATCCCAGATTTATCTGGCGTGTACATAGATGCTTATGGACAGGTAGATTTACTAGAGTTTTTTACGCTAGATGAGATAGACAACTCTTTAGATTTAGATGACGCTATTATAAATGATACAATAATTATAAATGACGGTACACGTGATCTATCTAAAGAAGATTCTTTGAAAAACACATCTTTGCCTACAGTATATGAAGTTCCTGACGAGTTTTTGGATTTAAACGACACACCAACAACGTATAGTGGATTGAATTATGTATTTCTAAAAGTAAATGATGAAAAATCTGGTGTTGAATTTACGCCTATAAATTTTTATGATTTAGCAGATATACCAACATATAGCGGACATGCTGGAGAATTAGTACAAATTAATAATAATGAATCAGGAATAGACTATACACACATAGAATCAATTTTAAGTACGGCCAGCGGCATAAGGAATGTTATATATGTTGCTAAAAATGGAAATGATTCATCAGGAACAGGTACGTACAATAATCCATTTTTGTCAGTAAAAAAGGCGCTAGAGTCAATCACTGATAATGACCAAGACAATAGATATATTATTTTGGTTGCTCCAGGTGTTTATATTGAGGACAACCCTATACAATTAAAAGATTATGTTAATTTATTTGGTATTGGAGGAATGACTCCTTCTATATTAAAAGCACAAAACAGTGATGAAAATTTACTAGTTGGTAGCATTAGTGAGATAGCAGGTTTACAATTAACAGGAACAGAAACCTCAAGTGCTATTTACGTAGATTCTGAGGTCTTATTTCGTTTAGAAAATATTGTTTTTTACGACTGCAAAGATGGGATTCATATAAATAGTTCAAATGCATCTGTAACTGCTTATGATTTTACTGGTTTTACCGTTAGTGGTACAATAGATAATTTAGTAAAAGTTAGTGCTGGACAGTTAGATGTTCATACTTTTGCGATTCTTGGAAATGCAGATATTAATACTATATTTAAATGTGAAGGTTCTAATTCAATATTAAAGATATTTAATGGTGTTTTTGACACCTCAGACAGTGTAATTAATGCTCTATATGCTGATAATTCAGCTATTATTCACATACAAGATGCCGAATTTAATAATGTAGAAAATGTTGTAAGAGTGGATAATGGATCAGAAATTAAACTAATAGGTTGTTCTGCTAATGATAGTTGTGAAAAACATATTTTTGTAGAAGATTTAAATTCCTATGTTTATTGGATTGGTGGGTATTTAAATAGAGAAAAGGTTTTTTACCCTGATGGTTACGATAATGATCTTTTATTTTTCCAAGACAGTGTAAGCAAAACTTTAACTGTACATGGCGACTTAAATATAGGCAGGGTTGAAAAAGGCAGAAGTGTTTCAATTGGGGAAGGAGCTTCATATACTAGAGGAATGGTAGTTCTGACCACTGACAATACCGCTACTAGTACGTCAGACGGTGGAAATATTGTAGATATTTCTGATAACGCTGCTTCTACCATTTCTGGAACAACTTTTGGTTTTCAAGGAACAAATGCAAACCACACCATTTTATTTAGCTCTGAATTATCTTCTGTATATGATTCTCTAGATAACATAAAAATAAGAGGTTTGTATATTAATCAAAAATTAGCAGCTGTAGAAAATGTAAAACGTTCTTTTGTTTTAGAATATTGGAATGGCGGCATGTGGAAAGAAATTTCAACTATGGCTACACATAGTAATTATTTTTATCCATACGCTAATGAGATTTTTATAAGAGCCGATAGTGAGGAACATATATTTTTATCTGAGCCGTCTGATTGGGCTAAAAAAACAATTAATGGTAAAAATTTATATTGGTTTAGGTTTAGAATAAAACACAACCTGGTTTCAAATCCTGTGTTTAATTACTGCAAACTACTTACGTCTAAAACAAAAATAGGAAGAGATGGCTATACAGTTTATTTTGGTTTGGGTAAATTTAGACAAACTTTATTAGGTACTGGTAATATTTTTGGAGAGTCTGGAGGAGTTAGTTCGTCGTATGTGGATATTGGGTCTGGAGGGGTTCCTACTGGCTGGTACCATTCTATGAAAAACAACCAACTTAATGGAACTGGAGACGCAATACATTTTCAAATATCCTTACCGAAGGGGATATGTACAGCGTCACCTTTAAAAATTATTGTTGTTGGGCATCCTGAACAGTCTGGAAGTTCCAATAATGGTGTTATGAAGATATCAGCTTTGCCTTTGGAAGTGCAGGGTGTGCAGGTTGCAGACCCAAGCGGTGGTATTATGCCTGTATCGAGGGATTTATCTAATACAGAAACTTTTAATGCTAAACAAGCACAAGTTACAGTATATGATATACCTCTTAGTACTAATAATAAATTGCAAAGTTTTGAATCTGATGATATAGATATTTCTAATTATTATGAGGGAGACATGGTTGCCATTAGAATTGAATTTGATGATGATGGTGATTGTAAAGATTATATAGTTTGGTCGGTAGAAGTATCTGGGGTTAAATGGACACATGGTGAGAGGATAGACTAATGCCAGGGAAATTTAAACTTTTATATGCACATTCTTTTTCATCAACAGATAATATAGAAATTACACACAATCTTGGTTTGGAATACATTAAAGTTATTATTGTAATAGACCAAAAACCAAGATCTGATTTGGTAGAATATGTTGTTCCTGACTCTTCTGATCCAACTAATAAATTGCGTATCGGGCTTGTCAGTCCTCAAAGCGGTAAAGTTTATATATATGATTCAGATTTTATGTCTCCTAATAGTTTTTCTGTTAGTAATATTGTTAAAGTTCCTAATTCCTTTTTGGATTTAAACGACACACCAACAACGTATAGTGGATTGAATTATGTATTTCTAAAAGTAAATGATGAAAAATCTGGTGTTGAATTTACGCCTATAAATTTTTATGATTTATATGATGTTCCTACATACAGCGGGTTTGGAAATTATATACCCAGGGTAAATGCTGATGCCTCTGGTTTAGAGTTTGTATCCGCTGAAAACGTACTGTCGTGTTCTGGAAATTTTTTTGATGCATATTCTACTGCAGGCAATGTTTACATAAATTCTGGTTGGACAGACGTACCTCTAAATGTTGAAAGACAAAAAACAGCATACTTCTCACATAGTACAAATTCCGCAGAAGTAACTATAACAAGCAGCGGAACATACGTAGTTGCTGCTAGAGTAACAGTAAACCAGGTTTCTGGAAATTGTAGATCAGATGCAAAGATGCGACTTCTAATTGATAGCGGCTCTGGTTATGGCGAAATAGATGGAACATATGGTTACATGTACAGCAGAAACATAAGTACTGGGGAAAATAGTGCCACTGTAGTAATTACAGATGAATTTTCTGCTGGATCAAAACTAAAAGTGCAAGCATCAAGAGATTCAGGTGGTGGAAGTTTACGTCTTATGCCGGAAGGAAGTTCACTATCAATATTTACAACTAAGGGCCCAAAAGGCGAAAAAGGCGACCCAGGCTCTGGAACACAGATAGTTATAAAAGATGAAGGAGTAAGTGTTGACAACACACCACACGGCACAATAAATTTTGTAGGCCCAGGAGTAACTGCAGAGGATGCAGGGCCAGACACAGTGACTGTAACTGTACCAGGCAGTGGCGATTCCGGTATTTTTGGGTTCAATCATAGTGAGGTTAGTTCTGATTCATCTTCGTACACAACGTCTACTAACTATGTACAAAAGATAAGGATGTCTTTGATGGATTTGCCATCTGGCAAATATAGAATAGGGTGGTCATTTGAGTGGGCTATGGATAACTCTAATTTCAGATTTATGGCCCGTGTTCAAGTTGATGACTATACAACTATATCTGATATATCAGCTAGACCATCATTAAGCTCTTGGAGTGCTTGGCATCCAGCGTCTGGATTTTGTTATTTAGATCTAACTTCTGGTAGTCATTATATAGATTTAGATTATAAATCAACACACCATTGCAAAACAGCAGGTATAAGGAGAGCAAGAATTGAATTTTGGAGGATTTCATAATGCCAACAGCTACACTATATAGATACAATTTATCAGAAACACCTAATGACAAAGTAGAAGCCAACAGATTAGTGGCCGAGATAAGAGATTCAGATATTGTTATATCTCTGGATCATATAGATTTAGGGTCATATTATTGTGATATATGGTTTAAAGACGAACTTTCGTATGAGTGTGAGGCTACATTGAGTGGTGTATTTACATCCCACACAGGTGAAGAGTATTATCAAGGACCACCTCTAATGCCTGACGGAAGACCTATTGTTCGTTCCGACACACGTCCATTAGGAACTCAAACATATTTTACGTGTGCAGGCGACAAGGATCATGAAACCATTGGTGAAGGCAAGCCTTGGGTGTGGGATTTTTCAAATGACGACGATTTATATAATTCAGCTACTATAGAAAATGGCCCCACAATTGCCAGTGGGTTAAAAGCAAAGATTGTAAGGACTTGGTTTAACGAACCTGTTCATATAAAAGATGGAGCAATATACTTTGTAGATGCTACGTTTGGAAGCTATTTATCTATGTATGTTACAATCCCATCTGGTAATTATTACCCAAACGCAAGCGGAACATATCCTGCATCCGCCTTGGGCCTTGACGGCAACGAGATGTACGCATATGCTACAAACGATGTATTATATAGTTGTTATGTAAATAAACACTACATGCTTGGCGATTGTCCAATGGGCGACGAGCTGAACGCCGAAGCTTCTTCTGTGGATGCAATACCGGCCGGTTGGGCTGTAACCTGTTTGGTTGTAACAGATGAAGATAATGATGCTTTAAAGGGGCATGGTAGTCTAGAACTATATAGATATAATACCACTGTGTTACCAGGAGGTGCATTTAATGGTGTCTACTCTAGTGAGCAGCAATATATTTAAACCAGCAGACATTATGTTGGTGTATACTGGATCGTCCTACGGCGCTCTAGTTTTAATGACATTGAATCTTTTACAAAAAGACGAAGTCAAGTTTAGTCATGTGATTCTTATTTTGGACGATAAAAAAGGTATAGAAGCGTTAAGTAGTGTAAAGTACACGGATTTAGAAGAACGCATAAAAGGCGTAAAATCATATAAGATAATAAGAAATAATAAACTTACAGATGCACAAAGAGTGGCTATTACAAAGAAGGCAGAGAAATTATTTGGTTTTAGATATGGAGTGTTTAGAATTGTTTTACAACTTTTAGATCAACTATTTAAGACTAACTATTTTACCAAGCTAGTTAAGGATAGAAAGAATCAGATATGCTCAACTTTGGTATCTTGGGCATATCACGTTGTAGCTGGTGTAGAATTTAATGGCGTCCCATGGCAATCGGTTGAGCCTGATGATATAGACGATGAGTCTATTAGAAATACAGAGGATTGGGATGTAGTGGACGCATCCATAGATATGTGGAGGTTGTAAATGGCAAGAAGTCGTCTAAGGGAAGATCAGATGTTGGATGCTGACGTTCTTACAGAGGAAGAGCATCTTAATTATACACACTATTTCAGAGACTTAGGTGATGTTCCAACCATTAGTGGTAATGGAGGAAAACTTCTTCGTGTAAAGAACGATGGGACTATTCTAGAGTTTGATGGCTGGGAGGAACTATATCCCAGAAGCTACACACCGGCATCAGGGACATTGAACATTAGTTTCGATGGAGGCCATTCTTCACCAGATGCTGACGATGTGGATTTTATATTTGATATATATTACAACATGTTAAACGGTGATAGAGTTTTTGTAAACTCAAATGATAGAGATTTCAATTTGATTTTGCCGCCAAATCCAGTTATGGGCACCTTTGTTTCATTTATAGATGGAGGGGGATACTGCGCATCTAATAACGTGACTATATCTGGTTCTGGAAAGAAAATAATGGGCTCATATAGTCCATATATTGTTGATGAGAATTTTGAGTCGTTTGATTTAATTTTTTATAATGATGATAGCGGCTGGATTAAAAAATAAAAGGAACTGTATGCTATGATTAAAGTAGACAAAAATGAAGAATTTCCAGTTTCTGTTGCTCTATTTGATGAGTGTGCCGGAGAGTTGTCTTCAGGGCAGACGGTCTACTATGACATCAGAGATGCAAACACAGACGTGTCCTTGGTGCCTGCTATAAACGGAATCATGGCCGAGTCTTCTGCAGAGCCCGGTGTCTATAAAGTAGTAGAGAGCATACCTACAGCCGGAGAATTTTTGTTTTACGCGACGTGCTCAGGGTTTGTTCCAAACACGGAAGACATAGTGGTGAATGAAGAAAGTCTTTACGATCTCACTAAAGCACACAACGTTTCTGTTGAGGATGTACCGAGAACCAATGCGACACCAACAGCATCGCAAATCGTAAGAAACGTTGGATTGAATAGAACGGATTATATAATCCACAGGATAAAGGATGATTCAGACCCAGACTGGACGACAGCTACTGTCTCTGGAGTCATATACGCACACTACAGAAGCACGGACGATAGCCTTCCATATAAAATGGCAGGGCCATTCTAAGGAGATATGGCGTGATAGTGTATAAAGCAACTAATAAATTGAATGGTAAAAGCTATATAGGCCAGACCACTTATACCATTA